GTGTGTACCTGTTCCTGAGAAGTCAGTATCAGCTTCATTGTAAAGCGCTTCTGCTCCACCCTGTGTGGAGTATCTTGATTTCATTGCAAAGATAAGTCCTGTAGGACCACTCATTGGCTGAACGCCAGCGATATCATAAGCAATTAAGTTAGGCATTGCTCTTCTAACTAAAGAAATTAAAACTGGATCGAAGTTATCAACTCCTGAACCTGTTTTGTTAGCAGCTGCAGCCTCAGAAATGAAATTTCCTTGTGCTTGAGCTCTTTCTTCTCTTAGAGCAATTTCCTGGTTTTCTAATAGTCTAGCTGTAACAGCTTTTCTATAACGGTCGTTAATTTCAGGTGCACTGTCGTGCTCTAAAACCGGACCCCATTTTTCCATTAAATTTGCGTCTGCATTAAACATTTTTAGTTTCCCCTATATGTTTATTATTTAGTATATTTAGTTATAGCTTGTGTGTAAGCGGCCATAGTATCAGAAACGTCTACATCGACTGTTCCTTCTCCTAATAGACTGTCTGCTTCATCTTCTGGTGTTTCGATACCATCTTTGAAGTATGATTCTTTAACAGTTTTAACTTTAACTTCAAAATTATCTCTGTTATCGTATTCAATATCTTCTACCAATGATGCCAATTTCTCAGCGTCTGTTGCTACAAGCCCTACAGAATTTTCTCTTACTACTTCAGCTTTTTCAAAGTCTTGGACTTTCTGATGTAGATCAATATTATCCTGAGTTGATTTGTTAAGATTTTCCTCTAGTTCAGTAACCTGTTCGTTGAGTTCATCAACTAAGTCTACTTTACCTTCTGGAACTTCTATATAGTGCTCTGTGAACACTCGTTGAAGTGAAGCCATAAAGTCTTCAGCAATTTCAGTTCTTAACCCTGCACTTACTGCTACTTCATTTTCTGACATCCATTGTTCAACAACATAGTTCAAGTAACCATCTACTTTCTCTACGATGTCTTTTGTCATATCAGATACTTCTTCTTCTAAGTTATTTGCGTACTCGCTTTCTAGTCTTTCAACTTCTTGAGTTAACTTAGATGTTAATACTGCTTCAAATATAGCTCCTGCCTTTCCTCTGAATTCGTCGGATAGTGTAGCTTCTTCTTTAATCAGCGCATCTAAATCTTCATCAAAATCTACGTTCTCTATCTTAGCTTTAACAACTTCACCATGTTTCATGTCTGGCTTACCAGCTTTAGGGTCTTTTGCTTTTTTAACTTTATTGATAGCGTCTTCAGCAGATTTTACTGAATCCTCTTCGGATGTTTCGTCGACTTTAATCATCTTAGCGAATAACTTTTGTGCGTCTTCTTTCCTAGCTTTCTTTAACATTTCAACAGCTGCTTGAATTGTGCCTGCCTTAGTTTTTGGAATAGTTACTTGAGGAGCTTCTTCTTTCACTTCCTCTTCCTCTTCCTCTTCTTCGCCATGCATTTCTTTCTTAGCTGCAGCTTCTTCAAGATTCTCGTCAGCTTCCTCGTTCAAATTTTCATTATCTACGATTTCTTCTTGACTCTCCTCTTGGACTTCTACTGCATCTGTTGCTATGTCTTCTGCTAGTTCTGAATTTCTAACATCTTCTGACATATTTATTCTCCTATCTTTGAGAGTTTAGTTTAGAGAGGAAATTTTTAAAAGCTCGAATCTCTACCTCAGGCAGATTGTTTCTTGTAGTGCTTTTTATTTCAGTCTCAATTAATTCAATATCTTGTTGCTTAATAATACCATTGTCCCAAACCCACTCAACACCTTCCATTATTCCATTAACAAAAGCTGAAGGTGCACTTGGGTCTTGAACTATATCCACAGTAGCTAACATAAAATCGTCACCTACATGCTGGGTACCATTTCTTTGAACAAGACTTCCCATACCACGACTTGATACACCAAGCTTAACACCGCCTTCAAGTAGACCTTCGACGATCTTACCCATAGGGGTTTTAAGTATTGATGCTTTTCCTACAACATCATTTCCTCTAAAATCGAGTGAATTGATTTTGTGCGAAACTTTATCTAGGTTAACAGTTGGACCCTCTGGATGGTTTAATTCCCCAACTGCTCTCCCAGTTTTAACTTGTTCGGTCACATATTTGTCAACAGCTGCTTCTAGCACCTTTTTGTCATATATACGACCATTTTTATTTTTTTGGTTAGCTTGCATAAAGACGCCTTCGATAAAATAGTTTTTCTCACCATTTTTCTTAGCCTCACATATGACTTCTAACTCTTGATCTATGTGTTCTGTAATTAATTTCATTACTCTTCTTCTTGTTTGCTCTTAGCCACATTGGCTGCTAATTCAATTTTCTTAGCATCTAAAGCGTCAGTTATTTTTGTAGCCATTACAGAGTCAAAACTCTTTTTAGCTGCTACATTATCACTGTCTTTTAGATTTTGTACTAAATTTTCTATACTCATAATTTTTTCCTATACCTATTATTTATAAAATTTTCTAATTCAACTAGCCGAATCTTGGATCATCTGGATCTGGTTCAAATGTATCGCCTTGTTTCTTCTCAGCATCGATTTCTTTCTGCATTGCTTCGATTTCATCTTCGTTAAATCTCAATACATGCTTTCTAACCCATGCGTTTGATACATATGTTCCTATATATTCGTCTAATGTACTCATCATCTCAAATCTTTCACGTATCATTTCAGATTCTTTTAACTCAGAGAAGTAGTTATCTTCAATGTAATCAAATGTGATCTTTTCTTTCATGCCTTTCCAATCTTCTGCACCTATTATACCTTTCAATAATAATTGAGTTTTTAATAATTGCATGAATATATCGGAAAATCTTTTTCTTAATCTATCAATGAATTTTTTAAATTTAACTTCGTCTCTAGTTATTTCACTAGTTCTTCCTAAACTAAATTGAGCCTCTTGCTCTAATCTATTGAGTGGAACATTCAATGCTCTATATAGTTTCTTTTGGAAATATAAAATATCATCTATTTGTCCAAGGTTCTCACCACCACTCAGTGTTGAAATCTCGGTTCCTCTTCCACCTTCTCTACGTGGTAAGAAGAAATCTTCCAACATAGACATGTGTTTCTTATCATCTTTTACTTCACCAGACTTAGCATCATATACTAATTTGTTTCTATATTGACTCATAATACCTTTTAGATATTCTTCAGCTTTACCCTTAGGTAAGTTACCTACGTCAATATAAAATATTCTTCTTTCTGGTGCTCTACTTATTCTATAAATGACAAGAGAGTCTTCCATCATTCGCAACTGATTGACTGGTTTGACAGCCTTTTGCAAATATGATAATATTCTTTTTCTTTGTGGATCCATAACACCAGATGTACAATATGCAATTGCATCTGAGTATATCTTCACACCTTGATTGTATTTGCCCATTTGGTTGTCTTGATATAAGAAGTACTCATCTATCTTCTTAACAACCTTTGCACCTGTTTTAGGGTCTGTATCTTCTTCGACCTCTTTGACCTTTCTTAATTTAGTAGGGTCAATATATCTTAATTCTTTGATACCTGCTGCAGGTTTCTCGTTATCTATAATAATATGATATGGTAATCTTCCATCAACATACCACTTTCTGAATATATCATGTGCATATTGATTAAAGTTTAATAATCTAACTATCTGTTCAAATTCGTTTCTGATAGCATCTTTGATCTTATCAGATTCTTCCATTTCATCTAAAACAATTGATATAGGTGCTGATTCTGCATCACCAACAATTGATTCATTTACTATATCTTCTACCGCTGCATCACATTCTGGTTGTGTTGCGATGTCACGATACTTATAAATTAAATCTATTTCAGATTTAGCTTTATCACCATCGACATCTAAATATGCACCAAAATGTCCACCGGTCGTAATAATACCCGCGCCGTCTTCTTCTGTCTTTGGAACAAAAGAAGGTCTTAGTGGTTTGTCTTTCTTTTTTCTGCGGATTTCAAATCCGAAAAAAGAGACACCATCGTTTTTATTTTGTTGTTCTTGTATTAAATCGTTGTCGTCTGCCATATTAAAATTCTCATATTATTGGGGCAGTTGCCTGCCCCTCTAATATATTTATACGGTATTAAGAAGTTGTATTGGACTCCCAATAATCGTACCCGAAAGTACATTCAAATTCTTCTATACCTGCTCCATCGTAAGCTACTTGGATTGCTGCTACTGAATTTGGTACAACACCTCTAAAGTCATATCTTTTAATGACTGTGCCATCTTTGTCTAATTGCTCAACTACTCCATCAGCTTTATAATCTGCTGGGTTTGTTAAACCTGTATTGACAGAGTGACCTGCTATACCGTCCATCCACCTTTCCATTGCGTCACGTACTTCGAATCCTGTATCGTTAATAATTGTAACGGTCCAATCATCAAAAGTTCTATCTCCAGCTAATGCTATATTACGACCTCTAAAAGGTACTTCTATTTTAGCTACAGATGATGCTGGAAGCTGAGATGCTTTACACATAAATGAAGATAACTCTACGTCACCTTCTGCATATGCAGGAAAGTTCAATGTAACCTTAAAGAGATTACCTCTAGCTCCACCGCCTACGAGTTTTGATTTAAAATCGTCTACGCCTAAAATTGCCATTTATCTTCTCCTTAATTAACCAGCTATCTCGCTGAATTCTACACCACTTCTTGTTGCAATAAATGATAGTGTTATGAAGTTAATACTTCTTGCAGGCTTGATGAATATATCAGCTACAAATTGGTTACTATCAATTATCTGAGTAGTGTTATTACTTTCGTCACATACTACATTAAAGTCTGTGATACCTCTTCTTCCTCGTACGTCTCGCAAGAATGGCTCAACTAAATTTCTAAATTGAGCTCTTGTGAATTCGTCGTTAAATTCAAATAGCTGAGCTTTCGCTGCTGTACTAATTGATTTTTCTAATGCTATGAATAATCTTCTCACATTGATTCGATCAAACGCTGAAGGACGTTTTAATAAAGTTTTATCACCAAATAATATAATACCTTGTCCAGGCATTGATACTATAGGGTTAACTCTTGCTTTATAAAGTTTGTCTCTTCCTGCTGAATCTGGGTTATGTGCAAGTTTAGCTACTCCTCTTAATGCTCCTCTGGTTAGTCCTGCTGGTGAGAACCATGCATCCGCTACATTGTCTGTATTAGCGCATAATCCTGCCATGTGACCAGCTGCTCCGATATATCTAAATTTATCGTTATACTTATCGTATACATAAAGAGCACTTGAGTCACAGAATCCATAAGAACTATCTATTAGACCATCATGTCCTGCATCTGTACCATTAGCAAAAGCTATTACGTTATCCACTGGGTTAGCTACATTATTAATTGTATCTTCCAAAGGTGGTGAAACGAATGCCATACAATCTTTTCTTGCTGCTGCAATACCGATTATATCATTTGCTATTGTTGATGCGTTATTAGCATCTGGTGATGCAAATAGTAAACCAACTTCTTCGACATTACTGTCATTAAAGAAGTCATATCCTGTAGCAATATTTCCAGTTGTAGGTGCGTTTCCATCAACACCAAGGCTAAATTCAAACGGTAGAATAGCATTATGCGTATCTACTCCTGTGCCTGTGAATTGATTAGAACCTACTCCTAATGTTTTACCAGCATCGGCAAAATTAGTTAGATCGTGATTAGTCCATCTGATCCAGTCTGAGCCATTGTTAATCACATCTGCATAGAATAATGAAGTCCCTGAGCTATCTTTAACATCAGATAGTAATGATACATGAGCGTATCTTTCTAATACTGTATTCTGTGTACCAGAAATTAAACCATCTTTATCTAAAACAACTACATGAATTTCATCATTTGTTTTACCTGCTGCTGCCGCTTGTACACTTGTTGCCGGTGCAGAATCAAATTGACCTGCATAAGCCCAACCATTAAATGAACTTGCGTGTGCTGGACATATTTCTACTCTTAAGCCATTCCCTAATAATCCAGGGAATCTTGCTACCCAATTAATGCTGGCGTGTAAACCGTCAACTTGAGAATCATAGTCATCATCATTTTTAATAGTCACCGCTGTTTGGTTATTCGAGCCAGAACCCTCTGAGTGAGCATTCTTTGCGCTTGAATCAACTACACGAACTACCTTCAGTGCATTTCCATATTTTAGAAATCCTGCTGCTGGTAAAAAGTATTTTGCGGTGTTATCGTCTGGTTGATAAAATGTCTCTGCTAATTTGTTCTCCGAACTTATCAGTTGGACTTTCTCAACCGGTCCCCAATTAAATGCTCCTACAAATCCACCAATTGATGATGAAACAGCTGGAACAACATTGGTGGCGTCTACTTCTTTTATCCTGACGCCTGGTGATACTTGAAATGCCATCGCTTTATCCTCTATTTTTTGAGTTAGTTAATATGTTTCATAATACGAATATTCAATACTATTATTTATAATTAAAGTGTTTTTAACACCTAGTCTTTGGTGTAATCGTCATCTTGACCGGCGTAATCACTAACGATATATCGCCTATTTGGATTGACCGCAACTCTTAATTTAGTCATAGTTTTTCTATTAATCAACATTTCACTAGCTGTGTCTTTTTCTGTGAGTCCTATTTCTATATTATATTTTTTATTATTGAAGGTAATACCATGTTCTATCACTGGTCTAGTATCAAAAGGTTTACCACCTCTTCTAGGATATGATAGATCAACGATTTCGCTTTCAAATGATAAACCATTCTTTTTCCATTTAGCGACATCACCATCAATTTCTAATTTATCTACATGTAGCATAGTTGCTGATGCTGAATTACCAGTATCGAACTTTGCTCTAATTAAATTTTTATCAAAACCATCTAACATGATACTTTCAATATATCCAACCTCTTGTCTCATAAAAGGTTTTCTGTTCTTTTCTTCACTAAACCATAATAATACTGTTTCTAATACATCTACATCAGTAACTTTCTTTCCTGTTGGTTTATTATCTTCTGGATTATATCCCATGAAGTGTGATCTAATACCAGGTGAACCATTGATTTCTAAGATATAATATTTACCATCTATCTTACAATGATCTACACCACAATAATGCGCACCACTGGTTCTTGCTGCATTGATTACTAATTCTTTCTCTTCGTCTGATAGTTTATATGGTAAAGTTTCAGCACCTAAATGTACATTGTTTCTAAACTCTTTATTATCTACTTTCTTTCTCTCTGCACTAGCTATTATATTATTACCAACTAATAATGTTCTTATATCTGATTTTAAATCAAAGTATTCTTGTATAAGAAGATCAGCATCAAACTTCCATAATGACTGAACCACTGATGTAAGTGAACTCATATCATTTACCTTTGAAACACCGATACCTTGAGTACCTTTTAGTGTTTTAATAATAACTGGAAATTTACCACCAATCTTTTTGTGGGCATCTTCTACACTCTTAATATTATTAATAATTGATGTTCTTGGTACAGGAATATTATTTCTTTCTAAGGCAACTGTTGATGCCATCTTGTTATCACATAATAACATAGCTTCTAAATCATTAACTAGAAAGAATCCAATTGTTTGTAAAGAAGATACTAAAGCTTGAGATGTAAGATTTTTAACTGCACCAGCCCTTACAAATACAAGAGAATCATGCATACTGATTGTGGCATCTTTATCTTTACCATCTATATTCTTAACTAGAACTTCACCAATCTCAACATCACTAGAAGCTATGTAAGCTTCATTGACATCTATCATAGTATGTGATATATTATATTTTTTAGATAGTTTTTGTACGATATCTGCAAAGGTTCCTTCCTCGTCACCAAGGCCGAGTATAACCACATGCAATTTCTGCATTTCTTTTTTATCTACTTTTTCTGTTAAAAAGTCGTTGAACCCTTCCATTGTTTTTCCTCGAACCAGATATTTCCTTCTTCGTCTTTTATATATTTATCATTATTAGAATTACCATCCTCAATAAAACCAAATGGTAACATATCATCTTGTATTGCTTTTAATCTTTCTTTGTATAACATATTCTTCATATCAATATTAGTCAACGATTCGAATATATCAGTTGTGACAAACCACGAGAATAATACAAGGTTCATCATTAAATCGTCATGATTAGGTGGGAGTGCCATCCAACTATTACCTCTTGAAACAAAGGTACTCATCTCAACAATTGTTTGTGCATCATGTATCTTGACCTTATTTTGCTCGATCAAATCTTTTACAGTAGAACAACCTATTCGCTTAACTCTTTTGGTCATCGTCGCCCCTAAAGCATTGGCTTTTACTGTAGACTCAACAAACATATTTTCATATTCTAATTCATAATATAATCCATTACAGACTACACTCCCTTGATCGTTACTTTCTATAATGACATAAGCATCATTATATGTTTTTGCATATTTGTATATTATATCTGGTAATAACATAGGTGATATATTATTATCACGAAATACACATACCTGTTCAAAAGGTTTTGTACTGACATCTATAATATTAAATGTACTATAGTCTTGTGCTTTACCTTTAGAGACATCTACAGTCATAACATATTCATGACCTTCTTCTGGTTCAGCATATACAAAAACATTTTCTTTAAACCACATAGGGTCTTTACTCTTTTGAGCTAATAAATGATTTGCACTTATTAGTGTATTACCTCTTCCATGAAATGTATTACCAAATTCTTGTTCAAACTGTAATTCAGAAGTATTAGCTATGGTTTGTTTTTTCCAAGTTTTATTTCTTCCTGGTACATCCCACCAATCAACTCTAAATGGTTTGAATTCATTTGTTTCTTGTACAGCCCCTTCCCATAGTTTATGATATACATTACCTATACCATTTGCTGTAGAACAAATTATAATCTGTGTATCTTTACCAGCCGTGACAACCGGATATGTTGATGTATAGAATTGTGCATCATTTTCTACAAAGGCAAACTCATCTAAGAATAATAAATTAATAGATAAACCTCTTATAGAATTACCAGATGTGGCTGATGCGATAATCTTACTATTATTACTAAATTCAACACTACCTTTATTTAATGCTTTACACCCTGGTTGTAAAAAGAATGGAAGGTTTTCTAAAGCCAAAGTAATTCTAGCTAACATCTCTCTAGCAACTGCACCTTTGTTTGCTAATATTGCAATTGTTTTTTCTGGGTGAAAGACTGCATACCATAAGAGATAAACAACTGATGATATTGATTTACCTGATTGTCTACATGCAAGAACAATACTAAATCTATTATTATTGAAATGTTTAAACATCTTCTTTTGATAAGGGTACATTTCAAAAGGTACTAAACCTTCATCTAAAGAAATAATTTTAATATACTTCTTAGCAAAATAGACAGGGTCTTTCATACACTTGGCATATTCTTTTATTTCTTCTTTTGTAAAAGAAGCCTCAACCCCATCACGTTTAACTGAGGGATTTCCTAAATATCCAAATTCGTTATTCTTTACTCTTTGCATCTATCACATTGTCCTTATCTAATAACATTCTTTGTAGATCGGTAGTACTACCAACGAATACATTATTATTAGTAACTTTCTTTGCTGTGTCTTGAACTTTCTTTAAATCTTCTTTATCTTTCTGTAGTTTCATTAGTTTCTCGGTAGTATCACCGATATCTTTGATACTTTTTGATAAAACTTCAAAGGCTCGTGGGTGTTCACTCTCACGTGCGAGTTCAGCCAAAACATCTAAGGACCTAGTACCGACCGTAATTAAATCTTTATACGTTCTCCTAGAAAAATCATAATCATCTTTGACGTCTTTATTGAGCGATAAAGGTTTATTTTCCTTTATTGCAGGGACATTCTTTTCTAAATTTTTCATTATCTTATCTTTACTCATTATCCACCTTCTGTGATTGTGGTCACAACTGTGTGAGTATCATTTTCACCTGCTGAAGTAGGATTAATTGTAAAATCCATTTCTTCAAAAGTTCTTGTTATATTATCTTTATCTTTAAAATCAAGTTTAACTTCTCTAATAAGTTTTGAATCACCAGTAGGTCCATAAAACTTCATCTTCATAATAAAATTTAAATTATAAACTAAAACTCTTCTTTCTGTAAAGTCACCTTCATAGTTATCTTCAATACTTACATCTTGTAATATAACTTGAACATCCTGTTTATGATTAAAGCCATCTATTGGTTTTATTGTGACTGAATACTCAGGTTGAAAATAAGGTAATATCTGTTCTACTATTTGTAAACCATCATCTTGGTTCTTAGTCATAATTGATAAACTCATACCAATATCGTATGAAGTGTAGTGCTTGATTACTTTCTTTTTAGTTACATCACTAATATTATCTTCTGCTATAGCATTTCTTCTATTTAATTTAGCACTAGTATCTAAACTTAAACTTGTTATTTCAAATGCCATCCTTGGTAATTTAATTGCAATAGACGCATCTGATTGTGTAGCCTGATCTAGTCTAGCTAAAAACTTTTCTTTAGGTCCATAGGCTAATGGTACTCTTATTTGATTTAATACTCCACCACCTGAAGCTTTTCTAACAACCTTAAGGTCATTAAATAGTGTACCAAATACTGCTACAGATTTTCGCATAGTGGCATGATAAAAATGATCTCCAAACATTATGGTTCTCCAAATGGATTACTTTCGCTGAAATCAATAAAGCCAGACTCAAATGCTTCAAATTCTATATTCTGAGCTGCTCCATCGTCTATAAATGCTTCACCTGTCGTATCAGCTAATCCATATATTTTTGTTATTGTGACACTTACAGTTGAAGTATCTCCGACAAGTGGTTTTGTTGCATCAACCAAGAAATCTTTGAAATCGTTAGAGCCTGTGACTCCAACGTTTTGTATTTTTAATTGTCCAGAAGTGGCTTGTGTTTTAGTTCTTTCGACTACCTCACCAAATACTTGAACACCAGTTGATATTGTTTGTCTTACTATCTCACCAACCTCAGGGAATTGACTATTAGTAGTTGCTATATCCATAGTGATCTTATAAGTATCTTCTGCTATTTCATCATCTATTTCTGCAATACCTGTATCAAACTTCTCGTCGCTATATTCAAACTTAGTACATCTAAGCTTATAGGTTGGTAATTTTTGTAATTGATAGAATGGGTCTTCGTGTTCTACAAAATCTATTTCAAAAAATGTATTAGTCATTGGCAAGAAGATTAAATCACCTTCTTGTGGTCTTGGATTTATTGTATTAGTACTAAATTTACCAATGCCTTGATTCCACATTTTTCTTGATACCACAAAGGTAACATCGTCTTGTATTTCTAAACCAAACTTAGAATATAAATCACCTGACCCTTCAAACCCATCAATATTTTCTATATACATTTCGATCAAATAAGCATCATCAAAGCTTGAGGCTGGGTCCTCACCTAATATATTATCTCTATTGACAAGCACACGAGGAATATAAAAGACATCTTGTCCATATATTTTTAGTGATTCTATTATCAGGTCTTCGTAAAGATTTTGTTCAGACTTTACGGACTGTGAAAAATAAACATTTCTTGGCATATCTTATCCACTGTAGAAATCAACTGGGTCTTCCCAATTCAGTCGCATTTCTTCTTCTAACTTTTCAATATCGGCGATTGCATCATCATATATTTGTCGACCATTAAACGTGACTCCACCTGGCATTTGCATACCTTCGAACTTCAATAGGTTCTGACCCCATTGTTTTTTGATTAAAGCGGTTGCATATTTTTTAAGGTAATAATCATTATATACATCTGTATAAGTATCTGGGTCTATAATTCTATAACATTCTACAACAATATAATCATCTATATTTAATTCTTCGTCCCAATCCATAAATATCTTTAATTGATTTTTATGTTTTTCAAATCCTATTGATTTATGATCTGTGTCTACAACCTTATCTAACATATCAAGATATTGCATACTCATAACATATTCAGCAAGACTACCCATAAACCCTAGATTATAAAGATCATGTAAATGTATTTGATACCTCACATCAAACATATCGTTTGAAGTAACGGTTTCTCTTATTGGCATAACCTGAACCACTTGTTGAATTAGCTCATTTGTAGTAATATATTTATTCTCAAAATCACCAATAGTAATACTAGTAATGGTTGCTGTGGCCCCTGAGTCACCCCCAGTCATAGTTTCATTTGTCTGGAATGATACATCCTCATCGTCTAATACTTTATATATTAGTGTAGCACCAACTATTTTTTTAATTACAGCCTTTGCTCCAGATGTTCCACCAGTTACAGTTTCTCCAACTTGGAATGTACCTGATAATCCAGTAAATGCTAATACTGTTCCAACTACTTTATGTTTTAAGAAAAATCTTTCAGTTGCATCTGTATGATATTCTTGATAATATTGTAAAGCTTCATCTACTCTATCATCTAATTGGTCATCATCAACATTTACCTCAATGACAGGTGCACCCAATTGTCTTAGACAATAATCTTTGAATGTATCTTTACTATTTGGTTTTGCCATTTTCTACTAACTCCAAACTGCATTTGCGACAGTCTGTACTAATGCGTCTTCTCCTACAACTGAAGTTTTTGTACCATTTGCAACATCTGAATAGTAATAAAGATGTTTACTAACAGTATTTGTCATAGGTAAATCAACATCAGATGCGTTTTGTCCTGTACCAGTGAAACTAATTAAGCTTACAATATGCAATGATTCATGACCAGCATTTGTATTAACATCATCTGATGTAGGTGGAAAGACTTCAATTCTTTCGATTGTTACTGTTTTATTAATCGCCATTATCTTCTCCCTCGAGTTTTTTAATTCTTTCTTCTAATCTATTTATAATAGTTTGTTGTTCTTTTATTGCTTCAACCAATAAACCTACAGTATTACCATATCTAACTGCTTTAAATTTATCTTCTTTATTGTTTATATCATGTGATTCATAAACAACTTCTGGCAAGACTTCTTCTAAATCTTGTGCAATAAGTCCAGTTGATTTTTTACCAGTGTCTTTATAATTAAATGTAACACCTCTAAGTTTTAATACTTTTTCTATTGGATCAGCAATTACTTCTATATTTTCCTTGAGTCTAATATCTGATGGTGAACCAAAAGCTGTGACATCGTTAGCAGAGATTACCTGACCATTCTCTCCATCTACTTCGAATAGATTAGCTGAAGTAGAATTATGTCGACCAATTATAAAGTCTGCACCGGATGTATTGTTGTTATTAGAATCAAGATCAAAATATATAGCTCCATAAGAACTAATCATTATATCATCAGCTTCACTATTACTCTGATTTGCTGATCTTATACAATGATGAACACTTGTATCTCCATAGAAAGTCATAGCACCAGCTCGTGGCATATGTATATTCGCCCCAGATGTATTTGATGATTGGAACATTTTGAGATCATATCCATCTGCAAAGCATAGTTCATTTTCTTTTAGAGTAATTTCATGGGATGTACTATTTGCTCTTCTTATATCAAAATCTTCATTATGAGAAGTAATCATTCCACCATCAAAATGCGCAGGCTTATTGAAATAATATTTACTTCTGTCTGTATAGAAATGAGAATAAGTACTATTACCTGGACCAATTCTTACATAACCACTAGAAGTTTGTACTTGTAAATATCCTGTACCATCTGATGAAGAATTAGTTAAGTAAGTACCACTAAAATTGCCATCTAAATATAATCTATCTATATTTCCAATATAATTACTAGTATTTAAAATTGTAGTACCACTCATTCTTAGTTCAGCACCAAGATCAACAAAATTAGTACTAGCTTCTACAAGATTAAGTAAGTCTACACCACCACCTCTTAATGTGATAGCATCAGTGGTCATTCTAATATAAGTATTTGTATCTCCTGAATGGTATATGTATTCAGGTATGTATAAATCACCACTTGATATAGTTAGATTAGCATCTACTGTCGTTGCTCCATTTAAATAAGATGTTCCATTATTATAAAAATCAAAACTTGTATTTGAGGCACCTACATATAAACCTGGTGCTTGAACATCGCCTGTAAAAGTAGCACCTGATAGATTTGCTTTACCAGATATATCTTGGTGAGAAGTTAAATAAG